TAGGTGTCGTGATCGCCGGGGTCGTAGGTGTTCGGTGTTCCGCCGTCACCCTTGAAGGTGAAGATGCGTTCGACGCCGTCGATGGCCATGGGCCAACTCGCTCCAAGGAGGCCTAACCAGCGGCCCGCCGGTCCCTTGGAGCTGACCGAATGCTGGCGACCTTACCCCGATTTCATCGGTCCTGTCATGCCGCCGATGATCGCGTGGATGTTGAGCCCGCGCGGCCGGGGCCACTACTGGGAGCGCGAGCGGTGGTGGTTAGACGAGGCCCCTGATCTTGCGCCGCATGGCGCCGCGCCGGAGCATACTGGCGCTGAGGCCGGTGACCAAATGAAAACCGACGGCGGCGGTCTGGAAGGCGTCGGCCCCGTGTGAGTGCGGGCCGGGCCCATGCACCGGCAGGCCCATCGCGCTCTTGTGATAACCCCTCAACATCGCCAACCCCGTCTTGCAGGCCTCGGCGTCGAAGTAGGCCGTGCCGAGCATGGCGCGCGAGGCGTGGATGCCGTCCTCCTTGGAGCGGATGCGGGGCACGGTGATGATCGGCTCGTTCTTCGGGATCAGCTCCTCCAGCGTGGCGCGGCGGCTCTTGGCGGTTGAGATCTCGCGCGCCTCGATGTCGTGCGGCAGGAGGTGACACTGGTAGTGGAAGCCGCCTTGCGCCTTCTTCGTGCGCAGGTGCTGGGCCCAGTGGTCGAGGCCCTTGCCGACACCCATGACGTAGTCGACGAAGTGGACCTCGCGGCCGACGTTCTGCCACGACCAGATCGAGCAATAGTCATGCACGCCGAGGTCCCAGGAGGTGATCACCGGGGCGGCGAGATCGACCGGGACCTTGCAGACCCGGCCTTGCATGGTGAGCGCGTTGAGGGCCTCGGCGTAGTAGGCGCCCTCGACCGGCGCGTCGAACGAGCATTCCATCTCGCGCGCGTATTCGTCGGGGCTCATGTCCTGGGTGAGTTCGCGCGCCTCGGCGTAGGACAGGGCCTCCTCGCCGGTTGCCGACAAGGGGATGATGAACACGTCCCAGCGTTCGTCCTCCATCGCGCGCAGGCGCAGGGTGTTGAAGTGGTCGTCGCCGTTCGAGGTGCCGCTGACGATGGCCCAGCCCCGATAGTCGGCCAAGCATGGGCGGACGACGGTCGAGAACACGGTCTTTTGCAAGAGCGGATATTCGTCGAGGACGATGCCGTCGAAATACATGCCGCGCATTCTCTCGTAGGCGGACATGCCGCCGTAGAGTTTGATGATCGCGCCGTTGTGGGGGAGGACGACGGCCAGCTCGCCTTCGAGGAAGCGGACGCCGTCGATGGTCGAGGTGTATTGCTTGAGGTAGGACCAGACGAGATCCTTGGCCTGCTCGAACGACGGGCCGACGTAGCCGTAGCGCGGCGGCGGCCATTCCCGGCCATTGAGGTAGGCGGCGCGGACCAGATGGTTGGCGAGGGCGACCGTCTTGCCTGCGCGGCGATGGGCGCAGACGAACATCCACCGCTTTTCGCTGGCGTGCAACGCGCGGAAGTGGCGGCGCGGCCGGTAGGGGATGACCAGCGGCGCGTCGGCGTCGCTGGGTTTTGTTTGGGCCTCGGAGGCGAAGGACAAATCAGCCGTGCGGGGTGGGCTGCACCGGGGGCTTGGTTTTCACCGCCCAGGTCGACGTGGTGGGGTTCCAGATCGCCAGGACGACCTGATCGGCGATCTCCTCAGGGGGCGGGGGCAGCTCCTCGCCGGTGGGCGGCACCCACGGCTGTGCAGGCACGCCGGGCCGCGTCGGCGGCAGTCCCTGATCGGGGTGGCCCTCTTCGAGGCCCCAGCTCGGATCGACGGGGCGGCCGGGACGTACTGGGCCGGTCGAGGGGCGTTCGCCGCCGCCCCAGCCATAGCCAGGATCGATGGGACGGTCCCAGGAGCCGGGCGGCCGGTTGCCGACATGCGGCGGGCGGCCGGGCAGGCCTTGGTCGGGATATTCGCCGCCGTTGCCGCCGCCGGGCAGGCCTTGGTCGGGGTGCAGGCCGGGGATGTGGCCCGGCGCATCGCCGAGCGGGATGATCAGTGCAATCTGTGCGCGTGCCATTGGGGAGTTCCTCCTGTGGAGGCCTCCGGGCTTATCACCTTGATATGACAGGCGATACGCATGGCATGGGGCTAACTTACGCGGCGGCTGGCAGGTAGCGCATGGCGACATCGCGCATGCGCAGCAGTTCTTTGACCCCTTCGGGGCCGTCGTGCGTGGTCGCGGTTTCCATGAGGATCGGGTAGCCGCTGTCGATGGAGGCGAGGACCTCCTCGCGCGTCGCTCTCCGCCCTTCGGCCCACCAATCGATGCGGGTCGGCTCGCCGAGGCGGAACAGGTAACCGTCGCCTGCTTTGAACGGCGAGACGGCGCGCGTCTCGTAGAGGGCGACGCAGCCGGGGTTGCGGGGGATCGGCATGCCGACGGTCGCGCGCTCGACGGGCAGGTCCTTCTCGTTGCGGCGCATGCGGGGTTTGGTCAGGAACGGGCAGGCGCGTGCCGCGAACTCGGCGCAGTCGCGGTGCGACGGGGGCTCGCTGGTCACCCGGTTGACGACGCACATCGGGCCGATCACTGAGACGCGATGCACGCCCATTTGTCCGCCGCAGATCCAGCAGCGCGCGTTCTTGTAGGCCATGGTGAGCTTGCCGGGGCTGATGACGCGGAAGTCGGGCTTGTCGTTCTCCCAATGGACGAACCAGGGCACCGGGAAGCCGCGCTCGTCGCGCTTGAGGATCTTCATGCGGTCGGGCATGGGGGGCAGGCTTACGGCCATCAGGTTCTCTCCACGACGTGCATGACCATGGGGCCGCCGAGGGCTTTGATCTTGTCCTCGACCGTGTGTTCCTTGAGTACGAAGTTGCTGGCGACCTCATGCCACTCATGGTCGGCCGAGAGCGCGGGCGGGAAGATCGCAATCGCCCCCTCGTTATCCCAGCGGACGAGGCCGATGATGTTTTGCTGGGCGCGGCGTTCGAGATAGGCGCGCAACGCCGGATCGCGGTGGGCGTCGGGATGTTTCGGATCGACCCAGATCTGCACCACCTCGACGTGGCGCGCTTCGCCGGTGGCGTCGTCGCTGAGGGTGACGAAGTCAGGCATCAGGTCGAGGACGACGTGCGACCGATCCGGGCGCGACAGGCCTTCGGTGTCGTCCTCGGTGAGCCAGCGGCAATTCCAGAGCTTGCACTCCGGCGAGACGCGGCCGAGCTGCTTGTACACGTTGCAGCCCTTGTGGTGCTGTTGGTGCGAGCATCGCTGGCCTGCGAGCTTGGCGAGGCTCTTCACCGGCAGGAGCTTGCAGCACAATTGGCAGTCGCCGCAGTGGCGCATCATTCCTCCTCCACTGTGCCTTCGATCATCGGCGGCTCTGGGCGCCGGTTATCCTCCGGCGGCAGCCACGTCAGGGTGAGGGCGCCGCCCTTGGTCGGCATTTTCAGTTCGAGATCGCCTGCGTGATGGAAGCCGCGCCGTTGTGCGGCGCGGGTCTTGAGAAATTCCTTGGCCGAGGCGAGCTGGTTGGAGAAATGGTCCTCGTCGTCGAGGCCCTTGAACATGACGGAGAGCGACTGGTCGACGCCGCGCGCGATCACCTCGTCGAGGGCGCGTCTGAGCAGCGGCGTGTTCATGATGAAGTTGCGCAATTCCTCGCTGTCGGCGTCGATCTCCTTGGCGATGGCGCGCACATCGCCATGAAGGGCGATGATCATGGGGCGCAGCGCGTCGGGATCGAAGTCGGTCATAGCGGGTCGATCCCGACGGCGAGAGCGTCGTTGAGCCAGTCCGTGATTGGCTTGCGTGAAGTGAGCTTGTCGACGCGGGCCGCGAGGTCGGCGGCGTCGTCGCCGTGGAAGCCTGCGATCCACTGCCGAAGATAGGCGCGCATCGCCGCGATCTCTTCCTCGCTCATCGGCTCGTTGTTGAGATAGGCCTCGACCGCCGGGCGGAGCACGCCGCTGGTTTCGTTCATCCAGTAGCCGGGCGCAAAAAACTTCGGACACGTTTGATCAAAAAACTTCGCAGCTAAGTTTTTTGATCGCAGCGCCTCGCTCATCGCCGCCTCGTCAGCTCGCGCAGCTCGTTGGCGGCGTCCATCACCGTGAAGAAGCCGACGAAGAAATAGCCGTCGGGCAAAAGCACAAGACCAAACCTCTCCGCGCCCCAAGCGCGCCAAGGGATCGACCACATCCAGACGGTCATGCGGCGCCCTCGACCGGGGTGGCCTTGGTGCCGCGCACGCGGACCTCGACGAGGCCGTGCAGGGCATGGCTCTTGCGGGCTTTGTTGTTGTAGGCCTTGGCGGCCAATTGCTGGCCGATCCAGTTGACGTCGACCTCGACGTCGAGGTCGATCAGGACCGACGTCTGGGTCTTGCTATCCCAGACGCGGATGTTCCTGAGGATGCGCGCGTCCTTCATCGCTTGCGGCCTTTGTTCAACCTCTTGCTCATGCGCGGCTCTTCGGTGTCGCCGGTCGGCGCGGGCATGGTCGAGCCGCGCGCCACGTCGGGGCGGAACTCATTGTAGACGCGGCCCTTGAGGGCGGGCGGGCGCTCTTCGGGCTTGCCGGGCGCCTGGGCGGTGAAGCCGCGTTCGAACTTGGTCGTCGGGGCGGATTTGCCGCCCTTGGCGGGTTGCTTGTGCATCATTCCTCTCCTTTCAGGGTCGCAGCCGGGCGAGGCGTTCGGCGGCGGCGTCGGCCTGCGCCTGTTCCCCCCACACCTGGGCGCGCGAGGGCACGCAATTGCAGAAGCCGCCGTAGGCGTTCTGCTGCAGGCCTTGAGCTTGGTTCGCGTAGTCGGCGAGCTGCTGCTGCTGGGCCATGGCGGCGTTCATCTGCGCCTGGGCGCCCGGCGCCCCGCCGTTCCAGGCCTGGAGGCCCTGCGCCTGGGCGTGCTGTCGCGCCTCGCGCGCCTCGCGCGCCTCGCGGGACTGGCGGGCTTGGCGTTCGGCCTCGGCCTTCCAGTGGGTTGAGATGTGCTGCTCGATCAGGAGCTCGCGCTCCAGCGCCTCGATGTGATCGACGAGGCGGGCGGTCGAGCGGGTCAGGCGGTCGTTCTCGCGCTTGAGGCGGGAGACTTCCGTCTCCAGCCTCACGTTGAAGGCGATCAGCGGATCGTCCGAGACGTAGGGCTTTCGATCACCCTTAGGGTGAAGCAGGGCGGGGGGCAGGAGCGGCGCCAGGGCGCCGATGGCGGTTCCGATCAACGACATGGCTTACCTCCTTTTTAGCGCCGGGGCTTTAGCGGCCTTTGCCCCGGCAGTCCGTTCTCACCCGCGCGCATGGGCGTCCGCGAACCTCTTCAATTCATTCGGTCGGTGGCGATCTCGGTGTAGCTCTCGGTGTTCTTGGCCGCCAGGAGCGCGCCTTCGATCAATCTTACCGCATCGGTCGGCTCGATGTTGCCGACCACCGCGCCGACGCCGGTGGTGCTGAACAGCAGCATCAGGAACTGCAGCTCGGCCTCCTCGATCAGGCGGGCGGCCGCCTTGGCCGCCTCCTGCTGATGGGGCGACAAATGCGCCCAGGCGACGCTCATGTCGGGTCCTCGTCGTCGTTGACCGGCGGCGGCGGCTCTATGAACGCATTGATGCGCTCGGCGATGCGGGAGAGCCGCCCACGGGCGAAGCCGATGTTGAAGATGAAGCTCTCGCGTTCGCGCGGGCCGTGGCCGACCATGGCGCGGGTGAGGGCGTGCCGGGCCTCGATCACCGCGCGTTCGATCTGATGCAGGTCGTCGAGGCTCGCCTTGTCGTCCTGGGCGCGGGCGCGGGGTTCGTTCATTGCTTCCTCGTCGCGTTGCGGTGGACTTTGAGCAGGTAATCGATGATCAGGTTGGCGGCCTTGATGGCCAGCGGCTCCGGGGCGCCGCACTCAGCGATGATCTTGGCGATGTCGTTGGCGTCGATCTCGACCACGGTCGTCTCCGGGACGAAAATCTCGTCCTCACCGGCGATCATAGCCAAGTCTCCACGATCTGGGGTTCGTCGTCGACGCTGCGGTCGAGCTTGAACAGGCCAGCGCGGGTGAAGATGTCGCGGATATGCTCCAGCTCGCCGGTGACGGTGTCCAGGGTCGGGCCGACGACGGCCTTGTTGCTTTCGAACCTCCGCGCGATGAAGCCGTCGGGATGGTCGAGGGGCCGTTCGTAGATCGTCCACAGCGGCAGGGCGCCGCGTTTGATCGCCTCGGCGTTGGCCATCAGGACCTTGAAGGCGGGGTCGTCGATCATTTTCGGGCTCCCTTACAAGCCGGTTAATCCTTCGGCGGGTTCTGGGCCTTCTCCCGCTTGCGCCGTTCGGCCATGTACTTGCGCATATACTTGCGCCGCCATTCTTTGGGGTCGAAGGGGGCGTTGTCGTTGTGCGGCTCGTCGTCGGACTGGCGCTCGCCCTGATCGTGATGCCTGCAAGCGGCGCCCTTTCCCACCCTCGTCTCCCTTTAGGCCGCTATACTGTTAAACGTCTAACAAGTTGGCCTGCTGGCTAAGTAAAAGGTCTAACATCCATAGAGGTAAACCCCCAAATCTGTGGAGGGGCCAACTTGAACCGTTCTAGCGCCTGGGTAAAACCCCCTACGCGAATACCTCAATGTTGCTTTTCGACCTCTAAGCCCTTGTCGCGCTTGGCGATCACGTTATCCACAGCCTGCGCTCCAATTTCCGGCCAATGGTGGAAGATTTCGAAGATGATCTCGACTGTGCGCGGCACAGGCCGCTCACCCGACAGCCACCGGCGCAACGTGATCGGTTGTACGCCCAAAAACCGCGCAATCTCAGCATGAAAGATCCGCCGGTCCTCGCGCCGACCACGCCGTAAACACCCAACAATCACATCGTTCAGACGCCGCGCGTCCATGCCGCCCTCCCGCCATAAAATGTTAAACGTCTAACAAAAGACGTTTCGGACGGGCCAAGTATTCTGTTAAACGTCTAACAACTTCGCGTGAGCCTGCACAGTCTAAGCCCGTATGTCGGCTATGCCCGACGCATATTTACCGCGTGTTGGCCCCAAGGCACAATCGGCCCATGCCGCGCAAACCCAAGGAGCCCGATCCCCGCGTCATCCTCCCCATCCCGCCCAAACTTCTGCGCGAAATCGACGACTACCGATGGGCCCACCGCCTGCCATCCCGCGCCGAAGCCATCCGCCTCCTCGTCAAGGCTGGCCTCAAGACGAAGAAGTAGGCTCTCCACCCTTGAGGGCGGCGATGCGTCGTGAGAGCCAGTCGATCGTTGCGATGTCTAGCTCCGTCCCGTCTGCCAGCAACGGATTGTTCGTGGCGGCTTGCATGATCGCTTCGCACGCGGCGCGCATGGCCTCGGCGGGGTCGGGCGCGGGCGAGCCGGAGAGAGCGGTGTCAATGCGCTGGTCAAGCTCATCGCCAACATGTTTCAGCAACGGCCTAACCGTGGCCAAGAGTCCCCGCAGCGCCGCGATCTCGCGATCCTTGGCCACCAGAGTGTGACCGTCGTACCCGTCGCTCATCACCCACCCTCCTTCCTCCGCGCCCGCCAGCCCCGCATGTACGCCTTCATGTAGGCCTTATGGTAGGCCGCCCGGTCAAAGCCATCAGCCTTAGGCAGCGGCGCCAGGACCTCCTCAGGCTTCACCACCGGAGCCGCGACACGCGCCAACGCCGCCCTGGCCTTCTCCAGCCGGGCCTCCCGCTCGCCCGCCGTCGCCGGAATGTCCAGATCAACAGTTTTCCTTGGCTCAGATCGTGATGGCAGGTCAGGAACCGGGACGCATTTGTGCCCCTCCAACGTCGGCCCCGAAACCCCACACTTCCGGCATTGAAATTGAAGCATCGCCAACCCTCCGCGCGTTAGGCCTAACAGTAATCATGTTAGTACTAACGGTTAGGCCTAACAAGAGTGGCCGTTAGTACTAACAATACTTACGTGGCGGGGGTGTAGTCTGGGATTGGGGGGCGTGCGGGGGTGGGATCCCCCCTCCGGGGGCCCCCCAACGATGGGTGCTATAGGGGGGTCTTTTCGGTTGACCAGAACGGAGGGTGACCACCCTTTGGTCTGGTTGTGTCACGCGACTATGTTGCAACGATCTATGATCGACGCACGTAACCAATTGAATGTGCAGAAGATTTTGTTTTGAAATCCGCTGTGTGTGCTAACACACTGATATCATTGGGTTGTATTCCCGCACGGTGCGGGATAACGCTGTGATCTGTTCCACATGCATAGCTCGCATGGATGACGCGGTTGTGTTGCGGTTGCAGTCAGTTGCATTGATACGATCCGCGCTCTCGGACAGGCTTAAGTAAACCAGATCGATCCGCGCGCGTCAAGCCAGACTGCGCTCAATCTTCGGGTTGGCCGAAGTTCGAAGCATTTGCGCGCTGAATACTTGGGGCCAACATGGTGTGATGCAAAACGAAAACATCAACGAAGTCAACAGGTTACGTGTGATGTCGAAAGGGCGCCTTGACTATGTGCGCTATCCTGTTGTCCAATTACAGTCCGCGATCTCTGGCTTGTTTGGTTCTGAGCAATAGTTTTGCGGCGTTCAATCTTTGTTGGGGATCATCGCTCTCTAATGCAGCGATGATGATGATCTGAGCATTATCGAGGGCTTGGCAGAGGGTTTCGGCGGTCTTGGCTCGCCAGATTGGGGTCAGGTCGATGAGCTGCTTGGCCTCAGCGACAGGCTGATAGGTGTCGAGCGTGTCGTCCTCGTCAGCATAGTCTCTGGCTTGCTGGTAGGCGAGCTGTTCGAGCCTGAGTTCGATCAGCCTGCGGCGCATGGCCTCCTGCAGGCGCTGGCTTTGGTAGACACGGCGCGCATTGCCCCGCCAATTCGCAGGCGCGGGCTTGAGGCGCAGGCTTTGGTTGGTTTCGACCTTGGCGATCAGCGCGTCAAGAACCTTGTCCCTGGCCTTCCTACGCGCGTCTCGACCGAAGCCGTATTTGCTCGCATGCTTGATGTTCATCGCGTCGCAGCATCGGGTGCAGCGCGGCGCGTCCGCGATCAGGTAGAGCGTGGGCGTGCGGCGTGCGCAGCCGGGGCAGACGAAGTGCGACCAGCCGCCGCCTTTGGCGAACCATGTGTGCGCCGTGCCGATGAGCTTGGTTTTCCCGTTGGGGAACGGGATCAGGGCCTCGCGCTTGGCCGGGTCGATCACGCCCATGGCGCGAAAGCGCGACACGCGGACCTTGTCGAACGCATCGAAAAAGCGGCGGGTGTCGGCGTCGGCGCGGCGTCTGGGCATAGTTTTGCACGATAGCGCCAACGCGCGCGGAGATGAAGATCTAACAGCCTGTTAAACGTTGCCAGCGGGCCAACTTTCGGCTTATGCCGGATATGCGTAAACAAATGGAGGGAGCGCATGGCGCGCGAGCCAACGCCGAAAGGCTTCACCTACAAGAGCTACAACTTCGTCGACAAAGACCCGATCATCGACGAGATCCGCACCGTCTACCAGGACAGCGGCGCGAACTATGCCTGGGTGCATGAGCATTCGGGCGTCTCCACCAACACGCTCAACAACTGGTTCTCAGGCGTGACCAAGCGACCCCAGGCCGCCACCATCAACGCCGTCCTGCGTTCGCTCGGCTACAAGCTCGGCGTGGTCGCCAACGAGGAGCCGGTCAGGATCTTCCCGCAGATGCCGCAGCCTAAACCCAAGGCTGTTCCTGTGCGCCACATCGTGCAGATGGCCAAGTACCGGAAGGCGCGGTGATGACGGTCAAATTCAAGATCGACTTCGTGATCGACGCCGAGACGCTGTTCGGCGTCATCGCCAAATTCCTGCCCCTGGAGGCTCTGCACGTCGAGGAGGTCGTCGAGCGCCATGCGCCGACGAGAGCCATGCCAAAGCTCGCAGCGCAGGCCGTAGCGAAGCCCATGCAACGCACGATGCAACGCGCGCCACGCGGCGTAGGCAATGCGACCAACATCAACGAGGGCATCAGCGGGGTTATCACGCGCTTGCTCGCCGACGGCGAGCCGCACCGCTACCGCGACCTCAAGCGCGCGGTCGCGGAGGCTGGTTACGCAGGAAGCGGCATCGGTTCGCGGCTCAAGCGATTGCAGGAGCTAGCGGTCATCGTCAGCGTCGGGCCGGGCTTATGGCGCAGCGCGCCGAAGAAGGACCGATGAGATGTGGCTGACCATCGGCGTGTGGCTTTGCGGGCTCGCGGCCACCGCCTGCACCGCTTCGGTCGTGTTCTCCTTCATGCGGATCAAACGTGGGGAGGCCGTGGTGCTGGCGACGATCAACGGGCTCGGCGATACGCACCTGATGGCCATCGAGGTCCTGAGCATGGACATCGACCGGCTCAAGCATCGCGTCGCCGACCTGGAGAGCTGGAGAAACGAGCCATGAGCGAGCGCGTGCGCGCCCTCGTCATCACCGGCCCGTTCCACGACTGGGAGCTTGAGTTGTTCGCCAACCTCATGCGCCACATCGAACGCTCCAGGCCGGATCACACCTTCACCCTGGTGGTCGACGACGCCGAGGGCGAAGGCGTCATCGAGGCGATCAAGCTCGTCAAGCGCATTTTCCCCAAACGGGAGCAACCGCATTGAGCGAAGCGATCTTCCTCCACACCCCCGACAAGGAGACTGAGATCGAGGTCCTCTACGCCTTCATGTCGATTGACGACAAAGGCCGCCATGGCGTCGTCGCCGCGATCCTGCCCGGCCTGGGCACGACGCCTTTGGTCACCGGCTCGCGCAAGACCGCGAAAACGATGATCCCAGTCGCCGAGCGGATCGCCAAGCGCACCGGCCGCACCATCGGCCTGTTCGCGTTCAAGCGCAGCCATCAAGTGTGGCAGTCGGACTGATGCCCGGAGCGATCTGCTTCGCCTGCGGCGCCAAAGGCCCGCATGGCCGCATCCGCTGCCTCAAATGCGGCAAGCCGCTGATGTTCGCCGCGCCAGAGCTTGCATCGCTGCGTGATGAGGCCAAGCAAGCGGCCGACGAGGCCATGGCGCTGGTGAAAGCAATCCGCCCGCTGCTCGCTGGCCGAGACCAGAGCGTGCAGGGCGCGGTCCTCGCCGATCTCCTGGCCATGTACCTCGCCGGGCATGTGATCCGGGGCGATCCTGAGGGGACGAAGAGCTTCCGCGAACAGGCGCTTGAGGTCCACCTCGTCGGCGTCAAGGCGCTGATCGACCTCAACTACAAAATCAGCGTCGAGCCCCAGATCAAACGGAGGACGCAGTGAGCGACAAGTACATCCTCGTCGGCCACACCATCGTGCCATGCCCCTGGCTCTTGCGCTGGGCGCGCTGGTTCGAGGAGAATGACCGGCACGTCGCCGAGAGCATCCAGGGCGACGTGCGCGTGTCGACGGTGTTCCTCGGCCTCGACCACAACCATTCGCGCCATGGGCCGCCGGTGCTGTTCGAGACGATGGTGTTCGTCAACGGATCATCCGTCGATTGCGACCGTTATTGCACCTGGGACGAGGCCGAGGCAGGACATCAGCGATGGGTCATGCGGGTGTTCAAGCCCACGCCTATATTGACGCTGCCCACCGAAGGAGACGCATGATGGATAGAATAGATGAACTCAACAAGGAGACGGTCGAGACGCTGATCGAGCTGAACGAGCCGGAGGCCCTACTTTCGACCATTGGGCGCGCTGCTGCACGTCAGAAGGGCAGACGGTGGGAGGCGCTCGCGCATGTCCTTCGCGAAGCCGAGGTTCAGCTCGACCTCATCCTCAACGCCAAGCCCGCAGGCCCCGACTTTCGGCCCGACGCGCCGGGTGCTAAAGGAAACAGTCAGCCCCAACCCACAGGAGCTGACCATGCCGACGCAACCGATGCCGCAGCCCAGGCCGCAAAGCCCTCCCCCACAAGCGCCTAAGCCGCCCGCAGACCCGCAGGCCGCCAAGGTCGAGGCGCACGCCAAGGAGCGGCCCGCCTTCACCCCCAAGCCCGCCATCGATCCGCGCGCCGAAAAACCGCCCGAAGGCGCCTATGCCGACGGCATGACCATCGCCGACGAGCAGCGCGCCCGCTCGGCCTGGATCGAGCAGCACGGCGATGCGGCCTATCGCGAGGCCACCGAGGAGCGGCCCGCCGAGGAGCGCGTCAACAAGCAAGTGCCCGGCGTCGTCCCGCCCACCAAGCGGGAGTGACGGCGATGACCTTCCAGGTCTCCGACTTCGCGGGCCAAGTGCTGCTCAACACCAAGATCCACCAGTTCTACCCCAACCGCGCGGCGGAACTGAACGCCATCGCCAGCGCGTTGAGCAGCGACGTCACCACCCACGACACGACCATCCAGACCGCGCCCGCTGGATTGCAGCCGGGCAATCCGGCCAACTCGCATTTCACCAACGACATCTTGCTGGTGGTGAACGCGGGCAAGGGCGGCAATCTCACCAACACGCAGATGTCGAACGCGATCACCGCCGGGCTGGCGAACGAGATCCCGCCGGTCAACACCGCCGCGCCCGCCGTCACCGGCACCGGCACGGTCGGCAACACGCTCTCCTGCACGCAGGGGACGTGGAGCTACGTGCCCACCGCGTATGCATACCAGTGGCGGCGCAATGGCTTGAACATCGCGGGCGCGACGGCGGCGACCTATGTCCTGCAGGCGGCCGACAGCGGGACCAACATCACGTGCAGCGTGACAGCCACCAACGCCGCTGGCTCGACGGTGGCGCCCATATCGAACGCAATCGCGTGTGCGTGAACGGAGGCCAACGATGGCGGTGACCGATCTGACCGACAGCCTGCCCTACTGGGCCCGCCAGGGCGGCCCTGGACCCACGGGAGGGCCTGGAGCGGCGCCGATGGGCGCTGGCAACGGCGTCTCCTGGCTCCAGTACCTGCAACAGATGTTCGGCCCCAGCGCCGCGCAGGCGGGCGAGAACGACCCCATCGCCGCGCTCAACCGTCAGCTCCAAACGAACCCATCGGGGCCGCCACCGGCAGACAACACCCTCACGCCCCCCGTCGGGCCTCCACCAGCGCCTCCGATGCCCGCGCGGCCCGCAGGCGTTTCGGCGAGCGGCCTGCCGCTTCAGCCCGGCGCGCTCAGCCCCGGCGCGCTCTCCCAGTTCGGCGGCGCCGCAGGCGGCCCCATCGGCTCAGGCGGCAACGTCCCATGGCCTTCAGGGGGCGGCAGCATGAACCAAACAGCGCCCCCGCCTGCCGGGCAAACCGCGCCCGGCAGCGTTCCTAGCCCGCTTGCGACCGGCGGCGCGACCGGAGCGGGCGCAAGCGCCAACCCGCGCTTCGTCCAGGTCGACCGGCCCAACGCCAGCGCCGCAGGCGGGATGGGACGCGGCGGCGCTCCGCAGATGACCGCGCTCAACCTCGCTGGCCTGTTCGGCGGTGGAGCGCCTGGTGGACCGCCTGGCGCACCAGGTGGGGCGCTGAACCAGCAGGGGCTTATCCCCAACGGGGCGCGCGTCCCTGGCCCGCTCGCCGCCAATTCGCCCCTGCCGCCCACCATGCCTGACGACATCCGCCGTCAGCGCGCCATCCAGCTCGCCGCCGCCCGCAGCGGGTTTGCTTAGGCGTTCTCCTTCGCCCGCCGCGTGACGGCCTTGAACACGCAGTGGACGAGGAAGTCCACGACCGAGCGCATCAGCGCGATCTCCTTCTCGGCCTTCTTCTCGCTCATCGTCCCCTTGGCCACCCACTTCGGGTAAACGCGCTGCCGCAATTCCAGCTCGCGGCGGCAGCAGCCCAGGAGGTCGTTGAGGTCGACGTCATGCCACGACATCGCCGGATCGCTGATCCTCACGATGGGCGTCCGATGATCCTGCTTCGGCTGCGGCCATTCCTTGACCATCGCGTTCCGCCTCCAGGTAATCCTTGTAGGTCTTGATCATCGACACGCAGCACAGCCTCACCTGCCTCAAGTGGACGAGCAGCGTCGTCTGGTCGCCCCTGAACGCCGCCTCGCCGGTCGAGCGCGCATAGCTCGCGGCCAAATTGGCCACGCGCTCGATCTCGATGAACGCCGCATCGCGCAGGACTGCGCGCAGCTCGTCACCGCCGGGCATCGACCATCGCCTGCGCCAGCCGCGCGATCCGCCAGCCCAGCACGTTGGGCCCGACGCGCCACTTGAGGATGTCCTCGGCGTCGCGCATGGCCTCCGACAACGCCGTGTCGGTCCTGAACAGATCGCCGGTCCTCGCCGTCTTGAGCTTCAACCTGCGCCTGCTCATCGCCGCCGCCCGCGACCAAGATTGAACCCGGCGAACCAAGCATTGCGGCGCTCAAGCGGCCAAGCATGGAAGCCCAGCGGATAGCCGCCCTTCTCACGCTCCCCTCCCGGCTCCCACCCAGCGCCCATGCTCTCCCCGTCAGTAAACTCGCGCGGAAAATCACGGCGAATATAAAAACTCTCCCGCGACTTTATCTTGACAAACGCTGGCCTCGTCTTTGCTTCGCGCGCGCGTAACCTCTTACTTTCCACGGTACACTCCCCAAAGGAAGGCATTCGAGAAGGAAATGAACGTTGAGAGGTTCCCCTTACTTAAAGGAACACTGGTTCAAGGTAAGGAACTACTTCATCCCCGCGCGCGACCACGGCAGCATCGGCGCAGGGCTACCCTGCACTTGGAAAACTGGCGTGTTCCAAGTGTTGTAAATCTCTGTTAAAGGCTGGGGAGAGGTGTCGACTACTCCTCACCAACCTGGGCCTGGGCGGTGTTCGGCCAAATGCGCCGCCCAGGTTCTAGTTCAGCGCCTCCCTGGCGAACTCCATCGCATCTTCGATGGCCGGTTCATTGTCCTGCGCGGCCAGCTCGTCCATGCCGTGCAGCATTTCGTGCGGGACCAGAAAGCACGGGCGCCCCGGCTTCAATTTGTCGGTCCAGAACTGCGGTTGCTTGGCGTCGCGTCCGAGCATCCAGCCCATCAGCGTGACCTGCGGCAATTTGACCAACGCCTTGATGAAGATCTGGTCGTCCCGGTCTGGCGGATGCAGCACCAAGCCCGCGTTGGGGCCGTCGTAGGTTGACGCTCGCACCTGATACCGCTTGCCGACATCGACGGCGCCGAGATCGCGGAAGGAGCCGTTCCAAAAGCATCCAAAATGCTTGGCGACCGTCAGCTCGCCCACGCATCCATTGATCTGGTAGTCGAACCCCGTGTCCTCGCATCCGTACCGGCCCCGCCGGTGGCTGCGGATCGCGTCGAGGGCTCGCTGGACCCCGGCCATCACCGCGAGGTGCATTTCCGATCCGGTGAGATTGTAGGTCACCGTTTTCATGCGGCGCCCTCGCCCAGATGCGTCGCGCCCCACTCCTCAAGGGCATCGGCGTGCCTGAGCAGGGCGCTCCCGGCGCGACGCATGCGCTCGACATTGTAGGCGACATCGGCCTGCGTCATTCTCTCGCGCAGGACATACTCTGGCTGGCGTCCCCTTTTCGGACGGCGCGGATAACGGTCTTGCAGCGTGTCGGGAAACAAGTCCGCTTCCTCGTCATCATCGTCGGAGATGGTCGGATCGAACTGGCGGCGCAGTTTCGCACGCGCCATCTGCCTCAGCTCAAGATGGCAACCGGCGTAGCCGAGGTGGTGAAGATGACGCGGGAACTCAATTGTCTGCATCACTGCGGTCGCCACCCAAGCCGGGCTGATCGCGGGAAGGTCAACGGTTTCGTCGATCACCGTTTGTACGGCCTGCGCAAGCCTCTCTTCGTCGGTCATGGGCGTACTCCGTCAAGCCAAGCAGCGACCAGCGGCGCGAGCCGCCGCACGGTTCCCTTCATGTGATCCGACATCATCTCGACGAGGTCGTTGGGATCGAGGTCGAGCAGGCCGTCGCGCTCGAAATCCTTGAGCCGCCCCCACAGCCACAGGGCGCGCTCGTCTCGCTTCGGCTCTTTCTCCGCGAGAACGGAGGCGAGGATACCGCCGGTGGTCGGCTTCGCCGAACCGCCGAGGGCCGCCTCGAATTGGTCCTCAGGCACATCGGCGAGCTTTTGCCAGCGATGCGACTGGCCCTCGGAGACGCCGCGATCAGCGAGCGTCGAAACCCCTTCCGCAGTGGAAGCGGTTTTCGCTGGGCGCCCGCCCTTGGCCTTCTCCATCTCCTTGAGCAGTTGCCCGGCCCGGCGCTCTGCGCGCAGTCTGATCTCGCAGGCGTCGCGCTCCGCATCGACGTTCTTCGCCTGCCGCGCATAGATTTCGAGCGCGAGCGCCTTGTCGCGGATGTCCTTCACCTCGTCGACCTCGTAGGCCTCGGCGATGGCGCGGCACATCGCGTCGTAGCGGACCAGCTCAGTCATGCGGCGGCCCTCCGCACGGCGCCCCAGTCCTCAAGCACGCGGATCGGCTCGTCGCGGCCCCAGGTCATCGCGTAGGGGATGCCGCGATCTGTCATGAGGCGGCACATGGCGCGCTGGTCGTCGGACGGCACGCCGTCGTCGGCCTTGAGTTCGATGAAGCCGGTGAGCGGCCCCAGGCGCGGCGTGATCACCACAAGGTCAGGCAGGCCCCTGGTGAGCCCAGGCTGGCCATGCGCGTTGGCGTTGGGGACGGCGGCGACCAATGAGCCGGGGACGCCGAGGGCCTTCCAGTGATCGATGACGGCGGCCTGGATGAGGCCTTCGCGCGGCGCAAATATCTTACGTTTCCGCGCCATCGCACGCCTCTCAGGCTGCTTTGAAGGTTTCCGGCGAGACTTCCTGAAGGCGTTTCAGCGCGCGAACGCGATCCTCGACCACCGGCAGCGGGCCGAACATCTCCAGCCTTGCCTCCGGCGCCAGCAGCGCCAGCCAGCGCAGCGCCAGCAAGATCGACGGCGTGCGGCGGCCCTTCTCAATCGAGGTCATGTGCAGGCGGGTGATGCCCAAGAGCGCGGCGAAGTCGCGCTGCATCATGTCGGGATAATGCTTCTGACGCAGGCGGATCAGCTCGGCGAGCGGGGGGCGGCGGTCGGGGCGTTTGTGCGGTCGATGGTCCATCGCAGCAAGATGGCGCTCAGTCTGTTCTCTCGTCAAGCGATTTTCGAAGTCGTCCACAAGCAACGTCAAGTCTGTTAAACGTCTAACGAAGTTACGCCGGGGCCAACTTGAGGGTGTTAGACGTTTAACAACCGGCCACAATGGCTGTTAGACGTTTAACAGATGTTGGCGCTGGGCCAACTTACTATCATCCACAAGTATTCGCACTGTTAAACGTTGACGAATGGATGGCGCGGGGACAACCTTCGGGCTTTCCGGGAGCCTCAAGATGAGCGATAATCAGTCAGCGGCCGGGGTCCCTTACCAGTCGGTCG